AGAGGTAAAAGTTTAAAGATAACAGGTTGTAATTTACTTACTGGTGCAAAACCTAGAAGTTTGCCATTTAGGATATGTTCAAAGTCAGATATTCTTGCGTGGGCATTGGAATACAAGGTTCCAATACCAAAATCATATGGAGAAATAATTGAAACTGGTAAGGATGAAAATGGAGACATTCTTTATGATACGACTTTAGCTAAAAGAACCGGTTGTGATGTATGTGGATTTGGTTTAGATCTTGAAGTAAGACCGCATAGATTTGATAGGATGAAAATGGAGAATTCAAAAGTATATGATTTTTGGGTAAATAGAACAGAATGGGGCAGAATCATGGAAGCTTTAAATGTTGAGCATGGTAATTATGTTCCTACTTTAAAAGATTGTATTCAAACTAAATTAGAAATAGATTAATAAAAACATTCGCTATATCTATTTATTAATATATTTAGATATAGCGTTACAGGAGGGGTTAATGTGTCAAAGGAAATTAAGTTTAGAGCATGGGATGAAAAATCAAGGAAAATGAGAAAAATCGACAGTATAGCATTCAACTCAGATATAGGGTACATAAAATTAGTTAATTTATGGGGAAGAAGCATTATTGAAGAAAAAGACATAATTGTGAGAAGAGAAAATAAATACGAATTAATGCAGTACACAGGTATTAAAGACAATGAAGGAAATGAAATATATGAAGGAGATATAGTTAAAAGAACTTCAATGGCTCCTGGCGGAACTGATATGGTTGGGGTTGTTGAATATGCTGAATGTGCGTTTTGGTTAACTGATGGCGTTGATACAGTACCACTGTTTACTGAAGCTGATATGGATGAAGTTGTTGGAAATAGATATGAACATGATTTTAAAAAGTTAAGAGGTGAAACCTCATGATAGTTGAAGCTGAAACATTTAAAACTTTCAAACAAAAGATAAAGTTAGTTAAAGAGTTTCAGAACAAAGGGTTTAGTACAAGTATTGATGGAAATTTAGTTTTAGGGGTGAAGAGGTAATGCTTACTTTCTTAGATTTCTTTGCCGGAATAGGTGGATTTAGAAGAGGTATGGAAATGGCTGGTCATAAATGTATGGGTCATTGCGAGTGGGATAAATATGCAAATGTTAGTTATGCAGCAATACACAATATAGAAGAAGGTGAATGGTTTGGAAAAGATATTAGAGATACCAGGGCAAATGAATTGCCTAGAGCAGATGTGTGGTGCTTCGGATTCCCTTGCCAAGATATCAGCATTGCCGGAAAGCAACTTGGATTCAATGGAAACCGTTCAAGTTTGTTTTTCACAGTTACAAGACTTATTAGAGACACAAAAGAAGAAGATAGACCCAAGTACTTATTTATTGAGAACGTTAAAAACCTACTTAGTATTAATGGGGGGGTTGACTTCCTTAAACTTCTCATTGAATTAGATGAAATCGGGTACGATGCAGAATGGCAAGTTCTCAACTCTAAAGATTTTGGAGTGCCTCAGAATAGGGAAAGAGTGTTCATTATTGGACATCTTAGAGGACGAAGTAGACAAGAAGTATTTCCTATCGGAGAAAAAAACAGCAGCGTTATTAAAGAACGGTTAAAATTTAACCCTAATAGGCATTCTTCACTGATGAATAGTATATTAGATGCCGGTGGAATAACTCCAGCACTTGATTGTATGCAAGGTGGAAACAGACAACCTAAAGTATTGATAAATATAGATAAAGGTAAAATTAAAGCTAGAGAAGATTTTACTTGCCTAGATGCTAATTATTACAAAGGCTTAGATAACCATGCAGCAAGAACTGGAGTTATGGTAAAAGAAGCTACTAAACAAGGTTATGCAATTGCTACTGAGGGAGATTCAATTAACCTAGAGCAACCTAATAGTAAAACTAGGCGTGGTAGAGTTGGTAAAGGTATAGCAAATACATTAACTTGTAGTTGCAATCAAGGTACGCTAGATGGATATAGGATAAGAAAATTAACACCTAAGGAATGTTTTAGACTTCAAGGATGGAACGATGAAGATTTTGAAAAGGCTAAAAAGGCTTTAAATGATACCTTTTACAAGGGAAGAGATGATTCAGCTAGTCAGTTATATAAACAGGCTGGTAATGGTGTGACGGTTAATGTGATTTATGAGATAGCTAAGAGATTGGAGGAAGAATGATGAAAAAAATTTACATAGCAGGAAAGATAACAGGACTACCTAATTATAAAGAAAAGTTTGCAAAAGTTGAGAAAGCGTTAATTAAAAAAGGTCATTTAGTAATGAACCCAGCAATACTTCCAGAAGGATTCCCGTGGGAGATATACATGCCTATATGTTACGCAATGATAGATGCGTGTGATACAGTTTGTATGCTTGATAATTGGATGGATAGCAAAGGGGCTAGACAAGAATATATATATGCTAAATGCAATGGTAAAACAGTTATGTTTGAAGCGGAGGAAGAATAATGAAATTAATGTTTCATGTACTGAGGGAGAATAAAACCAAGAAAATAGATAATGAAAAAGCAAGTGTAAGTGATATAAAGAATGTACTAACAGGAGAGTTTACAGAACTCCATATAGCACTAACACAGTATGAAAGAGAAACTAGTTTTAGAAACATGAGGGAAGTGATTAGAGAGACTTATGATGTAATCCAGATTTGTATATTGATTTTATGGAGATGTCATTTAGTAGCTAAGAAGAATGGCAAAGGTGACATGATACAAGATATCAATATAGAACATAAGGACAAGTTGATGGAACGTGGATGGACCATAGAAACAGGAATTGAAGTTGAGGTAAAGGAGTGAGTTTATGAGTAGAGTATTAAGTATTGGAAGTATATACAAGCATTTTAAAAATGAAATACACCCAGGAAAATATATGTACTATGTTTTTGAAGTAAGTTATCCAGTGGAAGAAATTGAAGGTAATTTTATAAAAGCTAAACATACTGAAACAAATGGAGAAATAAGTGTGTGTCTTGGAGAATGATTTAAAACTGGTTCACACAGAAAAGAAGTTTGTGAAGATGTACTGGTAATATATTCACCTATTTTTAGTTTTAATGAGGTGCATGCAAGACCGATAGAAATGTTTTTGAGTGAAGTGGATAAGGAAAAATACCCAAATATAAAACAAAAATACAGGTTTGAATTAAGAAAATAATAAACACGGAGGTTAATATGAAAAAAGATAACATAAGAGATTATGCAACAGCAGCATATAGATTTTATAAGAAAATAGGAGAATCCACAGAACTATTTAAGGCTCAGATAAGAGAAGAGTATTTAAAGTCATATGAAGGTGGAGGAAGTGGAATTTCAAAACCAACAGAAGCAGCACTTATGAGAGCAGAGAAAGCAATAGATAGTAGAGTTGCAGAAGTAAAAGATGTTGAAGCGGTAGAAAAGGTTATTGCTCAATTAAAAGCTGGTGGAAGAAGTGATATTGTTAAATGTATTGAGATAGTTTACTTTCAAGATGCAGATAAGGAACTTATGAAGAGTGATATACAAAGAAGAGTTGATAAAGCGGTCTTAGAGATACCATGTAGTGAGAGACAAGTGTACAAGTTACTAGGACAAGCAAGGCAACTGTTTGCTATGGAAAGAGGGTTGAGAGTTTGAAGGTAGAACAACTCACAATATCAAAGGTGATCGAGTTTCCTAAAAATGCTATATACAAAAATAAGATTATTCAAAGCAAACTCGATTCTGCTATAAAGTTACTTAGGAGTTTTGTGGAAGATGGTGGAGATTTTAATATCATAATAGACAGAGAAACAGCTCTTAAAACCTTTGAAGAGAAAGATTCAAGAATGAGGGAATATCTTATAATAACATCAAATGTTGATATTGCTAAAAAGTTAATGATAACAGGGAAAAATGCTAGTGTATATCCGTTGACTGGTGATGAATTTGATTAAATTATTATTACATAAAAATAATTACTAAATAATAAAAGTGTGCAGTACAAGGGGTTATATGTGTGCTATTATGTTAATAGAGGTATTCATTCATATTAACCCCAAGTAATCCTTGAAAGCACTCATTTAATTATGGGTGCTTTAAATTTTGTGGTTAATTAATGATTCAAGCAAACTATATGATGGAGTAAATCATGGATGATAAGACTTTAGAGTGGCTTAAGAAGCTAATAGGATATAAGAATATCAAGGCCTTTTATAACAATTCATTATGGACTAATAAGAGAGTTGAGATATTAAAAAGAGATAACAATGAGTGTCAAAAGTGTAAAGCTAAAGGGCGATATAGTGAAGGACAATGTGTGCATCATATTCAGCACGTAAAGAAAGCACCACACTTAGCCTTAAGTGATGATAACTTAATAACATTGTGCAATAGTTGTCATGATGAAGAGCATCCAGAGAAGTTCAATAATAAGCCTAAGGTACAGTTGAATGAGGAAAGATGGTGAGGTAATGATAAATGAGAAGTTGATTCCTTTAATAGAAAAAGCATTGGGTATTAAGTTATTTCCTATAGTTATTAAAAGTTTAACAACACAAGAAGAATGTCAATGGGAAGGAAGAAGATGTGGTTTTACAACAGCTTATATATTAAAGCTTGTGCTTGACAAGGACAAGAAGATTAGCTTAAGAGATTTAAAGCTAGGCAAGTACAACGATGGGTATCATGGTCATAACTACAATGTTTGGTTTACTTATGAGTTTATGCATATAAGAAACTTACTTAAAGAAAATGGATTTGAAGTTGTTGAAGTAAAAATTTAAAAAAATAGATACCCCCGGTCGAAAAAATGAAAAAACTCTAGGCACAGGGAGAACGGGTAGTAGGCAAGACAAAACAAGGATTTTGAATTTCTCATGTGAATGGCTTGGGGGAGGGTGCACCTTTTGGAAATTTGAGTGTGCATTAAATGAAATGAGGTGGTGATAGTGAGTGAAAGGGCAAAATTAACAAATAGCGAAAAAGCTTATAAAGACTATATCGAAGGAATGGCTTATCAAGAAATAGCAAATAAATATGGTGTAGCTTTAAACACAGTTAAAAGCTGGCAAAAGAGATACAAATGGACACGTGAACGCAAGAAAAAAACAGGGTGCAAAGGTGCAAGTGTGCAAAAGTCTGAAAGTGAATTATACGAAACTATTAAAAGTGATTTACTTAAGCAACTTGAAAGCAATTCGATTTATGGAAAGCACTATGAAGATCTAATAAATGATTATATGTCTTTATGGAATATAAAAAATAGATTGATAGAAGATATTGAAAAACGTGGTGTATCTGTTGAATGGAACAATGGCCCACAAACTGGCTATAAGAAAAATGATAGCATTCCAGAGTTAAACAAAACTAATGCCCAAATGCTAAAGATATTGAGTGAGTTGGGATTAAAACCAGTGCCGATAAAAGGTGATGGTGATGATGATGATGAAATATAATAAGCATATTGATGAATACATTGAATTAGTTGAAAGTGGACAAGTTGTAACTAATCAAGATATCAAAGATATGATAAAACTTGTTAAAGAAAAATTAGATCAACCTAATGTATTCATAGACAATGAAAAAATTGACAAGGCTATTGAAAAAATGCACGAATATTTTCCTTTTAAATTACTAGCTTGGGAAAGATTTATTATTGGACTAGTACATTGCTATTATGATGATGGAACCTTGGTATGGAGTACCTTTTTTATACTTATGGGAAGAGGTGGAGGGAAGAATGGTTTTATAAGTGCATTATCTTGGTATTTATCAACTAATTTTCATGGTATTAGAGAATATAATGTTGATATTGTAGCTAACTCAGAAGCACAAGCCAAAACATCTTTTGAAGATGTGTACAATGTTATAGATGATAACAAGAAACTTAAAAAAGCTTTTTACTACACTAAAGAAATTATAGTGTTTAAAAAAACTAATTCATATATAAAATTTAATACGTCTAATTCTAAAACTAAGGATGGGTTAAGACCAGCTTGCATTATATACGATGAAGTACACGAATATGAAGATTATAAAAATATTAATGTATACAAATCTGCATTAGGTAAAAAAAGACATTGTAGAATTTTTATGATATCTACAAATGGCTATGTAAGAGGTGCGGTATTAGACGATTATTTAGACTTATCTAAAAATATTCTTAAAGGTGAGAATAAATCTAGTAGAATGATACCTATTCTTTATCACCTAGAAAGTAAAGAAGAAGTCGATAGCGAAGAAATGTGGGAAAAAGCAAACCCTTCCTATAGATACTTTCCAGACCTGCGTGTAGTAATGCAGCAGGAATACATTGATATGCAGTCGCAAGCGCAGTTAAAAACTGAGTTTATGACCAAAAGAATGAACCTTCCAGATATGGTTTTAGAAAAAGAAGTTACCTCATGGGAAAATATCTTAGCTACTAATCAAGAGTTCCCTAATTTAGAAGGTGCTGCTTGTATTGCTGGCATTGATTATGCTAAGACAACGGACTTCGTATGTGCTGGTTTATTATTTAAATATGATCGTAAATACTATTGGAAATCTCATACTTGGGTTTGTAAAAATAGTAGGGATTTAGATAGAATTAAGGCGCCATTGCATGAGTGGGAAAAACAAGGATTACTAACATTTGTCGATGAGGTTGAAATATCACCAGATATTCCTACTGAATGGATAAGGGAACAGAGTACAAAATACGTCATAACAAAGATTGGTATAGATAATTACAGATATACATTGTTGTCAAAAGCCTTATTGGACGTTGGATTTCATTTTAATCCAAGAGGTGGTTCAAATATAGTCATGACAAGACCTAGTTTGCAGATGCTTAAATATCCAATAATAGAAAGTGCATTTGTAAATCATAATATTGCATGGGGTGATAATCCTTTGATGCGATGGTATACAAATAATACTTGTTTAAAAACTGAAAAATACGAAAATTACACATTCCAAAAGATAGAGCCTAAAAGTAGGAAAACCGATGGGTTTATGGCTTTTGTAGCTGCAATGTGTGCTGGTGGTGATGAACTACCAGATGCAGCGATAAAAGTATCTTTTGATTTAGGTGTATATACGTATTAGCAGAAGCCTTAGAAATAGGGTTTTTTATTTTGTTCTGAAAGGGGGTGAAAAAAATTGGTGTTATAGATTTTGTAAAAAGCTTTTTTGGTTCTGGAACGACACAAGTTAATTTGACAGCTAGTATTAATGATCTTGAAACCAAGTTAGCTATAGAAGAATTTGCAATAGCTTCTGCAATAAGCTTAATAGCTAATTCTATAAGCAAATGTGAATTTAGAACCTTCTTAAATAATAAAGAAGTCAAAGGTGATGAATATTACTTATGGAATATCGAACCTAATAAGAATCAAAATTCCTCACAATTTATTCAAGAACTGGTTTGGAAGTTGCTTTACTATAATGAAGCTCTAGTCTTTGAATACAATAATCAGTTATTTGTTGCTGATAGTTTTAATCAAGAAAAATTTGCAATGGTTGAAAATTATTTTACTGGTGTTTGTAAGGAAGGGTTGAGTTTTGATCGTACATTTAAAATGAGCGAGGTACTATACTTCAAATACAATAACTGGGACGTGAAAAGATTACTTTCGAACCTACAGAAAGGCTACACTGATTTGATAAATATGTCAGTGTCAAAGTACCAAAAGAGTGGTGGAAGAAAAGGTATTCTAAAGATAAACACAACAGCTGCTGGCAACAAAGATTTTGAAAAGAAATTAGAAACTCTCATGAATGATAGATTTAAGAGATATTTTACTGCTGAAAATGCCGTATTGCCACTAGAAGATGGTTATGAATACAATGAACAAAATGGAGAAGGTAGCAAGAAAAGCACTAGTGAAGTTGTTGACATAGTTTCTTTAGTGAAAGAAATTTTTGAAAGAACAGCACAAGCTTATAAAATACCTCCTGCGTTACTTAGGGGAGACATAGCAGACATCGAAGCTATAACAGATAACTATTTAACTTTCTGCATAGACCCACTTACAGACTTATTTCAAGAAGAAATTATACGTAAGAGATATGGTAAAAAAGATTATCTTGAAGGTTCTTATATTTCAATCGACACAACTTGCATTAGGCATATTGATATATTCTCTATAGCTGAGAAAATAGACAAGCTCATAGCTAGTGGAACTTATAGTATTGATGAAATAAGAAGAAAAATGAGAGATATAGTTCTTAATGAAGATTGGAGCCAAAAGCACTACATAACTAAGAATTATTCGGAAGTTGATTCTATTGACAATACAAACAATATTGAGGGAGGTGGATAAGTTGTCAAAGAAGAAAATATGGGAACTAAAACAATCAGTTGATAATCCTAATACTTTAGAAATGTACATCTATGGAAATATTGAAGGTGATTATTTTGATTGGTGGGATTGGGAAGTAAAACAATCTGAAACATCGGCTAACTACTTTAGAGATGAATTAAAGAAGTATGAGAACATAGAAAATATAGTCCTCTATGTAAATAGTTATGGTGGTTCAGTATTTGAAGCAATCTCTATTAGAAATCAGTTAAAAAGACATTCAGCGCAAGTCACGGCTTATGTGGATGGGTTTGCATGTTCAGCAGCAAGCTTCATATTAACTGGATGCGATAAAGTTATTATGTACTCAAATACAATGCAAATGATACATAATGCTATCAATGTTGCGGTGGGTAATTCAACTCAATTAAGAAAGGCAGCAGATGACCTTGATGCAATTATGGAAGGTAATAGGCAAGCTTATCTTGAGAAGTCTAATGGGAAAATTACAGAAGAGGAATTAATTCAATTACTTGAAAACGAAACATGGCTTACTGCTAATGAATGTTTAAAATATGGCTTTGCCGATGAAGTTGCTAATCAAGAAGTTGATTTAACTAACGCTAAAGAGTTGCTTCAAAAGGTGAATATGTCTTTAGAACAAACTTTAAGCTATAACAAAGCTTTAGTAGCACAAGTAAGAGAATTTACTCAAAGAGTTCCTAAGGTAGAACCTACAGAACCACAAGCACCTATAGGAATAAAACAGTTAACTAATGCTGAAAAAATAAAAATGAAATTCAATAAAAATAATTAAAAGGTGGTAATGAAATGAAATCAAATGATTTAAAGAAACAAGAATTAGAACAAAAAATTAAACAAGCTATGGAGAGCACTGATGAAAATGCATTAGCACAAGTTTTCGCAGAATACGCCGAAGGAATACAACAAAGTGTATTAGAAGATGCAAAACTTTATCAAGAAACGCAAGATAAATCAATACTTCAAAAGAGAGGTATTCATCAATTAACAAACCAAGAAACAGAGTTTTATCAAAAGTGGATTGATGCAGCTAAGAGTGGAAACATAAAACAAGCTATAACTAATATTGATATAGCTTTACCAGAGACGATTATAGACAATGTTATGGTTGATATCAGGCAAACACACCCTTTACTTGGAATGATCAATTTTCAAAACATGGCTGCATTAACCAAAATCTTAATGAATAAAAAAGGTATTCAGTTAGCTAAGTGGGGAGCAATTAACAGTGCCATCACAGAAGAATTAGAAGGTGCTATTGGTAAGCTTGATTTATCAATAAATAAATTAACTGCATTTATGCCAGTTTCAAAAGATATGCTTTTAATTGGGCCTACTTGGTTAGATGCTTATGTTAGAGCTGTACTAAGCGAAGCTATAGCTTATGGACTTGAAGAAGGTATTATAAACGGTACTGGTAAAGATATGCCTATTGGAATGAATAGGATTGTTGCTGACGATGTTACTATTACTGCTGGTGTATATCCTAAGAAAACCCCTGTTTCAATTTCAGATTTATCAGTGACTACTATAGGTAATTTATTAGCTACAATTGCTAAAGACCCTATAGACCCTAACAGAACTAGAACAGTTGGTAATTTAATAATGGTTGTAAACCCTTTTGATTACTTCCAGAAGGTAATGCCAGCTACAACTATTCAACTGTTAGATGGAACTTACAAAAATAATGTACTTCCATATCCAATAACTATTGTTCAATCAACACAAATTACACCAGGTGAAGCTATTTTAGGTATGGCAGATAAATATACCATGGGTATTGCTGCAGGTTCACAAAATGGAACCATCGAATATTCTGATGAATATAAGTTCTTAGAAGATGAAAGATATTACATTATCAAATTAATAGGTAATGGAAGAGCTATGGATGACAACGCATTTATCCTACTTGATATCAATAACTTAAAACCAGCTTCCTTAGAAGTATCTTTAGCTAACTATGAACAAGCATTAAAAGGCTTATCTGTAGTTTCTGTAGCTGGGACAGCTACTGGAAATACTAAAATAACTGTAAGCCCTTCATTAACAACTGGAAATACTTATAAATACAAAACTGGTGCAACACTTACAACTCCTGCTTTTAACCAAGTTCTTACCTCAGGATGGACTGCATGGGATGGTACAAGTGATATAACAGCTACTACAGGTCAAAAAATTATGATAGCAGAAGTTAATACAGCTAATCAAGCTAAAGCAGTTGGTGAAGCTACAGTAACATCTAAGGCTTAATTATGGGTCAATTACTTATAGATATAAAAGATTATCTACATATAACATGGAATGATGAAACAACAGATAAAAATATAACTGGGTACATAAATCGAGGAAAGGCACGCTTGCAAGAAATTGCTGGTGTGTCTCTTGATTTTACTGTTGAAGATACACCAAGAACTTTACTATTTGATTACTGTAGATATGCTAATAGTCAAGCGTTAGAAGTTTTTGAAAAGAATTTTAAATCTGAACTATTAGCTTTGCATCTTAAATATATTACTGCTGATGTGGTGGTGAGTGAATAATGAAGATAAAGAGAGATCTTGAATTTGAGAGTTTTTCCGATGGTGTTTGTAGTATATATTGCGAAGATGATCTTGGAAACAAAGCTTATAAACATGAAAAAATATATTTTTCAAATAATGTGCTAGGGATGAAAAGATTTTTTTCAGCTCAGGCAGTTAATGTTGTAGTTGATAAAGTTATAAAAATACCGTTTGTATCGAATATTGATACCCACGATAAAGTTCAAATTAATGGCTTAAGTGTGTATGATATTGAACTTTCACAAGAAATCAAAGACAGTAACCCGCCTTGTTTAATATTGAGTTTGCGAGCTATAAATTAATGGATATTGGTATAGATTTTAGTTCTATTGATAGTATAGAGAAGAAGCTTAAAGAAATGGGTAACAAGGGTAAGAAATTGAAGGACATAGCACTAAACGAAGGTGCACAAATTATATTGAATGAAATGGAAAAGACAAGGTCATTTAAAGATAGAAGTGGTAAATTGAGAAAAGGCTTAAAATTAAGCAAGGCTACAAATTTTAAAGGTGCAAGAGTTATTAAAATAGGTGTTCAAAAAAGTGATAATTCAAAAATTTTTTATGCAAAGATGCTTGAATGGGGTACTAGTAAAATGAGTGCTAGACCATTTATGCGACCTGCATATGAAAAGAAAAGAAAGGAAGCACTTGAAAAAACCAAAAGTGTTTTAAGGCAGAGCTTAAAATGAATGTAAATGAATTAATAATAAGCACATTATCATTTTTAGATGTGCCAGTAAAGTATCAAGAATATAAAGGTACTATGATAAATGGGAAGATGGTAATAGTGGATACTTATATAACCTTCTTCGAATTAAACAACATAGATGATGATTATTCAGAAGATGAAGCAGAAACAGAAGTTCATAGCATACAAATTGATTTATGGTCAAAAAAAGATATGACACAATTTAAAAAAGATATTAAAAAAGCACTTAAAGCAGCAGGATTTAAGGGTGTAACTTTTCAAGATTTGTATGAAAAAGAAACACAAATATATCACATTGCTTTTAGGTGTTATTTTTATGAGGAGGAAGAAGAGTAATGGCAAGAATAAAAGGAGCAAAAAACTTTTATACAGCAGCAGTATCTGAAAATACAGATACCACATATACGGTTGGGACACCTTCTAAGGATGCAAGAATTATATCTATAGAAATAGATAGCAAGGTGGATTCTGATACAGTGTATAGTGATGATGAAGTAGAAGAGGACATATACGGAGCCGTACAGACCACTGGAAAGGTAAAAATAAATTACTTAACCAATGAAGTAAAATTAAAGTATTTTGGTGGTAAGATGGATGCAGATGGAGTATATTATCCTCCTGGTCAATTTGAAGTAAAACATCACGCAGTAGGTTTTGAAGCGCCAACCAGTGGTAAAGGTTCAAAATATGTATGGTATTATGATATTGTGTTTGAACCACCTTCTTTCAAAGCTGAAACAGCAGAAGATAAGCCTAAAACGCAAGAAGTTGAGCTTAGTTTCAAAGCTTACAAGAATAAGAAGTTAGATACGCATTGTGCTGACTTAGATATGAATAGTTCAACAGCTAATACTACTGTTGCTGCTAATTGGTTCAAAGAAGTGAGAACAACTCAAACACCTTACACAACTGTAGTGTTGGCATCTGGTTCATTAGGAACGGCAGCTAATGCTAGTATAACAGGGTTAACAGTAGGTAAAGTGTATAAAGTTACATATAACTCAATAGTTAAGTATACAAATGCCACTGGAGCTTTAGTTGATGTTGCTAATAAAGCAGCATTAGGAACTGGCGTGACATCAATTACAGGCTTAACAAATGGTACTACTTATTTAGTAGAAGAAGATGTTTAAAGACTAGATTTGTCTAGTCTTTTTTAAATTGAGGAGGACGCAAAATGCAAAATAAAAACATTGAAGTAACTTTAGAAATAGATGGTAAAGAACAAACATTCACAAACACTAAAGTTAAAGGGGTACTATTGAGAAAAACAACAGAAGTAATACATATTTTTAATACTCTTGAGGATGGACTCGATATAGTTAAAATGGATGCAATGGTAGATTACATGGTGGATGTTTTTGGTGGAAAATTTACAAGAGAACAATATTACAATGGCATAGCATTGGAAGATACTGTAACAACAATAAATGAAGTAGCAACAACCATAATGGAAGTAGCAAGTTCTAAGATAAAAAACTCCT